CTTTTCTCTGTCTCTCACTTTCTACCTCCGCGTTTTTTTTTTTCAAAAAATTTTTAAAAAATTACAAAAGGATGATTTGGAATGGAAAATTTAATTGATGGTAATCCGGCTGGCTCACCGCCGCCGGAAGTTACTAATGGTCAGGAAGAACAAGTATGCGAAACAACGGCACAGGTCACCCCGATTGCCGAAGGCGATGCATATTTGGACGCTCCGAAGAGTTACAAACAGGAATATGCTGAAACTTTCAGGACTTTGCCGCCCGAAATGCGCAAGTATTTGCATCAGCGGGAAAAAGAAATGGAACAGGGAGTAAGCAAGTATCAGGAACGCCTTAACAGCTATAAGTGGCTAGACAATGTGTATCAGCCCCGACAGGAGCGTTTGCGTCAGGCAGGGATTAATCATCCGCAAGAATGGTATGAAACCCTTGCCGCTTTTGATGATGCGCTAAACAGTGACCCGCAGAGTGTTGTAAAAACATTAGCTGAAGCTTATGGCGTTAGTTTTGACGGTTCTGAAAGTCAGGAAAGTCAATTGCGGCAGGAAATTAACCAATTGAAGCAGGGGTTCAGCTCGTTGAAAGGTTTTATTGCCAATCAGCGGCAGGCTGAATTAAAGGCTGAAATTCAAAATTTCATTGATGCAAAAGATGACAGCGGCGCTTTGGTTCATCCTCATTTTGACAAGGTTAAGCACATCATGGGAAAACTCATGACCAGCGCGGCCGTCAAAAATATTCAAGAGGCATATGACCAAGCAGTTTGGCTTGATCCTGAAATCAGGCAGCAGCTTATGGCAGCACAGTCAGAGGCGCGCCTGAAAAGCAAAGTTGAAGAAGCGGCAAAGGCGAAGGAAGCCGGGTTTGATCCAAAAGGAAAAGCAATCGGTGCAGCTCCGGAGTTGTCGACCCGTGAGCTTTTAGAACAGCAATTTGCCGCTTTGGAATAGATTTACTTTTTTTAAGGAGAAAGAGAAATGGCAAGTCCTAATTCTAATTATAACGACATTTTTACCACAACGCTGGAAAGCCGCACTGGTAAACTTGCCGATAATGTGTCTGAGAACAACGCTTTGTTGTCGCGTTTGAAGGCAAAAAACAAAATTCGTCCGATTTCCGGCGGTTCTAAAATTGTGGAAGAACTGGAATACGGCGAAGGGGATATGGTGTGGTATAATGGTTACGACACAATTGATTACACGCCCAAGCAGCTGTTTACTGCCGCGGAATTTGACATGAAAATGTGCGCAGTGCCGGTGGCGATTACCGGCGAAGATATGCTGAAGAACAGCGGGCGCGAGCAGATGATTGATTTGTTTGAAAAGCGCATTGAAAACGCTCGTAAGACGATGATTAACAAAATGTCTGCTGCGATTTACGGTGATGGAACAACCGCGAAATCTATTGGCGGCTTAAAGCTGTTGGTGGCTGACAGTCCGGAAACTGGAACGGTTGGTGGCATTAACCGCGCCACTTCCGGAAATGAATTCTGGCGAAACAAAGCAATGACGGCTTCTGCGGCTTTGACATCTGAAACCATCCGTCCGTTGATGGATAAGATGTTTCTGGCGTTAAGCCGTGGTACGGATAAGCCAGATATTATCGTGGCATCCGATGACATGTATTCGCTCTACGAGCAGTCTTTGACGCCGTTGCAGCGTTTTAGTGATGCCAAGTTGGCTGACGCAGGTTTCCAGACCTTAAAATATAAAGGTGTGGATGTCATCTATGACGGCGGCCAAGGCGGCAAATGTCCAGACAAACATATGTATTTCCTAAACACAGATTACATTTATCTGCGGCCGCATAAAGACCGGAATATGAAGGTTATCGGCGGGGATCGTATGGCAATCAATCAGGATGCATTGTATCGGATTATTGGCTGGGCTGGCAATATGACAATGTCTAATGCCAAATTGCAGGGTGTTTTGATAGATAAGGCAACGCCGGCGGCTTAGTTTGAAGCTGGTTAAACGGGCAGCAATAACAATTGCCGCCCGTTCTTTTATATCACTAACTAAATAAGGATTAAAAAAAATGGATGCAGATTTCGCGATGTTTCAGGAATTGTTAAATAATTCAAAAACGGAAGAAGGCGTTTGGGCCAGATTTTATGACCGTTCGGTAAAAACTGAACAGATTGGCAAAGACGGGCTGCCTGTGTTTGAAAATCGTACTTTTGTAGAAATTCGTACAAAAAACAACACTACCGATATTTATGACCAGCCGGCTGACCAAGAAAAAATTAAACGTTTCCCGGTGGAATATCAGCGTTATAAAATTGAGAAAAAGCAAAATGATAATGGTTCTCCTATTAATCAATTTGCTTTTTTGGATGCGGCGCAGATTGATAGTCTGCGGGTTCGCGGGATTTTTACGGTTGAGACTTTGGCGGAATTGCCCGATGACAAAGCCAAAGATTTGAACATTACGACTGAACGCAATCTGGCTAAGAAATTTTTGGATAATGCCAAAGATAATAAGGCGTTGGTTGAGTGGGAAAAGAAAGAAGCCGAATATACGGCAGAAATTGAAGCGTTGCAAAAGAAAATTGCTGAATTACAGGCAAAGCTTGAAGAAATGGCTACGGCCAGCAAAAAATAAGGTTGATTACTATCCCGCTCCCTCATGCTTAAAGGGAGCGGGCAGGAGAGAAAGATGAAGTCAATTTTGGAAATTTGTCAGGAAGTGGCGGATATTTCCGCAACCAAGAGGCCGGAAGATTTATTTGACCGCAATTCGCAGCATGAAGCCATTTGGCTATCAGTGGCCAAAATGGAATTGGATAACTTGTTGCGTTTTGGCGATTGGCAAGAACTGACCAAAGAGGGAGTATTGAGGACAGCTGCTAAAAAGACGAAATATATTATGTCTAATGTTGTGCCGGATTTTTATTCACTCCTGAACAATACTGTTTATGTTAAAGACGGACAGGAAAAGGTTATCGGTGCGATTACGCCTGAAGAATGGATGCGGGAAAAATATTTTAATTGTCCGGGTGCGGACATTAAATTTAAGCTGCAAAACGGTATGATTAATTTTCTTACACCGCCGGCGGACGGATTAAAAATCGTCTTTCAATACCGCTCTAATAATATTGTGATGGATGGCGGGACTTTTGAAGAGAAAAGCATATTAAGCAAAAACAGTGATATTCCTATTTTTGATGAGTATGTGGTAAAACTTGGCATTTTGTGGCGGTGGTATCGGCGGAATGGCTTGGATTATACAGAAGAATTTAATGAGTATGAGCGCGAACGCAAGCTTAAATTTGGCACTGGTTTGGCAACTAAGGATATTAATTTGGCTTGAAATTATTTTGAAGTGACTGATGAGCCGGTCTTTATTAATCCAGCGCCCCGGACAATGTGAGGTTTAAAATGCAACAAAGACAGACGCAACGAGGCAATAAGTCTGGCAATTACACGTTGCCTTCGCCGGTGGGCGGGTTAAATGCCCGGGATTCGATTGACAAGATGGCACTGAGTGATGCCATTGTCATGGATAATTATATTCCGCTTGACACCAAGGTGGTTTTGCGGCGCGGCTATCAGGAATATGCCCGTTTGAATGTTCCGGTTAAGACTTTGGTTGAATATAAAAAGCCGGGGGCAGACCGTTTAATTGCCATTGGCGGTGGAAAGGCTTGGAATTTAACATCTAAAGCCAATGTGACGGATTATGACGTCAGTTTTAAAGACAATACTTGTCAGACGATGCAATATAAAGACAGGTTGTTTTTTGTAAACGGTTATGACGTTCCGAAAGTTTTTTACGTAAACGAAAACGGGGAAGACGTTTTTGAGGACTGGGGGTTTACCCACGAAACGATTGTGCCGGAGCGGATGATTAATGTCAGCGTGTCAAAGCAGTTTTTGTGGTTTGTAGAGAAAGACAGCTTAAAGGCTTGGTATCCTTCTGTGGGCGGTAATACGGCAGGAGAGCTGGTTTATTTTGACCTTTCGGCGGTGGCAAGGTTTGGCGGCTATTTGGTAGCAGTATTGAACTGGACGCAGGATGGTGGGCAGGGAATTGACGATTTGACTGTCTTTTTAACATCGGAGGGCGAAGCGCTGGTTTATGCTGGTTCTAATCCGAATAATGCGGCAGATTGGGCGCTGCGCGGGGCGTATAAAATCAGCAAGCCTATCGGTTGGCGTTGCGCGATGCAGTATCAGGGAGATGTGGTTATTATCACTGAAGACGGATATATTCCGCTGGCCAAAGCTTTGCCGTTGGAAAAGGCTAATGCTTCCCAGATTGCTTTTAGCGATAAAATCCGAGGGTTGGTATTAGAACGAGCCAGAAGCAATCGTGAGAAGGAGGGATGGCAGGCGGTTATCTACGGCCGCGGCGGATATGCTATTTTTAACGTGCCGACGGCAAATCAGTTTGAGCAGCACGTGGTTAATCTTAATTCCGGGGCATGGTGTCGCTTTACAAATATTCGCGCATTTTGCTTGGGGATGTTTCAAGGCAGGGTGTTTTTTGGGTCAGACAAAGCGGTGTTTTTGTTTGATGAAGGTTATTCTGATAACGGAAATCATATTCTGGGGGAGGTTCAGCAGGCTTTTAGTTCGCTGGGTACGCCCAATCTTAAAAAAATCCAGCTGCTTAATCCGCGGACAAAATCGTCAACGCAATATGCTTTGGTGATTTATACCAATATGGACTTTGAAGAGCGTAAAGTCGGATATCGCGAGAATATCGGTTCAACCGGTATGACTAAATGGGATGTGGCGGTGTGGAGCAGCTTAGCCAATCCTATCGGGACAAAGTGGGCAACTTTGCGCGGGAAAATCCGCAGTCAATGGATTGCCAATGCAGCGACAGGTTTTAAAGCAAGTATTGTTTTTAAGACCAAAACCCGAGGAAACCTGATTG